TCCTCTCGTTGAGTTAATGGTTGTCGTAGCGGTTATCGCTATATTAGCGGCTATTGCGATGCCACAATTCTTATCTGCTGCGGATAAAGCTAGAAACGCTAAAGAAACAGCAGATATTCAAATTATAAAAAATGCTACTCAATTGTATATGATTGTTAAGAATGTATTTTTAAAAAAGTGCTTAATTACTGAATTTTTTAATGGTTGAATATCCAATTCGTCAAAAATCGTCAAAAATTTTATTTAAAAATATTAGCAACTGCATTTGATGCCGCTGCTTTCATCTCATCGCTATAATGCAAGTATGTTTTCATCACCATTGCCGGTGTATCGCCGAGTAATGATGATACTGTTTTTACATCAAGACCGTTAGCCAATAGCTTTGTGGCGTAGGTATGCCTAAGACTGTGTGCGGATAGGTTGTCCCCATATTGCTTTATGTACGTATTAATCTGACATTTAACCCCATTCTTTTTAAACGGGTTTAATACGAGGTCATATTCAAACTCTAACTCATGCGTTTTATATTCTGTTAGCACCTTTTCTAATATAGGCGGAATTGGCAAAATTCGCACCGAATTGGCGGTTTTAGTTTTCTCAAAGGTAATTACACCTTTGATATATTGAAGCTGCTTATTGACGGAAATTTTGCGATTTTTTAGGTCTATATCATTCCATGTTAGGCCATATACTTCACTTAATCGCATACCGGTATATCTAGCAATTTGTAAAAAATAATAGACTTGAGGGTATTTTTCCCTCATATATTTTACAAATTTATTTAAATCCTCATCAGAAATAGTATGGATCGCATTTTTGCGTTCCACGCGCGGCAGCCTAACACCAGTACATGGGTTATCAATAATAATCTTGTATGGGTTGATCGCTATATAAAATATGCGACTAACCACTTTGTAGTATGAATTGATGGTAGTAGTCGAAGCGACCATTTTATTCACTACATTTTGAATATGTAATGGTTTGATGTCAGACAATTTAATATTATTAATAGAATTGTAAGCATCCACGGCATGACGGTACATAGTTAATGTATTGTGCGTAACGTGGCCTTTTTTTATTTCAAGGAACATATCCGCAAATTCCTTGAAAGTTAAGTCTTTCAATTCCGTATCTTTGGTGAGTAGTGCGGTTTTGTCTAATTCCTTAACGAGAACGTGGCCGTATTCCTTGGCTTCACGTTTTGTTTTGAAACCCTGTTTAGATTTCTGTTTCCATTTATAGCCGTCTTTATAAGATACAATTATTTGGAAACCCTTATCTTTCTTCCTCACGCTGATATTGTATTGCATAGTATTCTCTCATTTCTAAATTATCTAAAAACTTTGTACTTTGTTTTTTATTGATAAATCTAATTAACAAATATCCCAACCAGAATAAAATACCAGATATAAAAATACCTATAGTATCGCCCTTATTTTCTACTATGATGAAAAATATTCCAGCAAATAGAAATGTAAATAAATAAGTCCCAAATGTAATATTTATCATTTCATCTTGTATTTCCTTACGGTTTACTTTCATGATTATTTCCCCTAAATATAACAACCTGTACGCTCAAATATTTTAAGCAACTCTATCGTATCGTTAAAAGTTAATTCCTTTTCGTTACGGATGCTATCAATCATTTTCGGCGAATTTCTTAAACAGGTATGAGCCACCAATAAAAAGGCGAATTTGTTTGCTTGATATTCCTTTTCTTTTTTATCTCTATCGGTTAATAGGTCAATATCAAATAAGTTGTATCCGCCTTTATGCAATATAACATGACCTAATTCATGCGCCAAAGCAACCTTTTTATGGTTGATGTCTATTTTTGAATTAATAACAATATCCTTTGAAAAAGGTGTTTTTATTAATAGTCCTTTCAAATGCTTTGGTAGTGATCTATAGTGAACACTAATGCGTAAATTCTTAGCAATAACATCTGGATCATTAGACCGATTTTCTTTAATAATATCTAACACAATAGGATACATTCGTTTCATACTACACCCCTATATAATTATTTTTTATTCCTTTCGTCTTTACGTGATGAAATAACCCCTTTAACCACGTTTTCAACCATTTTCTTTTCTTGTTCAGTAAGTTCATAATCCCCATAGAACATTACTTTCACATTTTTTAAATTAACAGTTGAGGCATCTATTTTTCTTTGAATTTTAGATGTCTCTTTTGTTTTGTCCAAATTTCCTGTTAAATATCCGATTTCGACACCGAAGAAATCAGCTATTTTCTGCAATAAATCAACACGAGGAATTTTGTTTTGATTTTTCCAACTGCTTAATGTTGATTGTGCAATACCTGTTTCTTTAGATAGCTTATAAGCACTAACATTATTCTCTCTCATTAATTGCTCAATTCTCTCAAACATTTTCTCACCTTTGAATTGTTAATGAAAAATTTATGAAATTTAAAGAATGTTTACTTGATTACTTCGCTATCGTGTAGTATATTTTGATTGAGGGTACTTCACGATGATGAAGTATAGATAATTGCATTACTTTATATACATAAAGTATATCACTAAAAAGGAGGTGAAGTAAAGAATTGTATAGTAATTATCAAAAATATAGGGATATGAAAAATATTTCCAATTATCAAGTGTCCAAAGATACAGGCGTATCACAATCCGCATTAAGTAATTGGAAACATCAAAAATCAATCCCTAGTGTAGGTAATTTATTAAAAATAGCAAATTACCTCGGATGTACTGTAGATGATTTGGTTAGAAAAGAGGGATAAATGGAAAGTTTAGTGTACACAGTTGAGCAAGTAGCCGAACTATTGCAAATCTCAACAACATCTGTATACAACCTAAGAAATGATGGAAAGCTAACACAACTACCCAATATAAGCGGTGTGAAATTTAGCAAAAAAGAGGTTGAAGCATTAGCAGGAGTTGAGGATGAATATAACGCAATCGGTTATAGGAAGCTACAAATTGAGGTGGAAAATCTAAGAAAAGAAAACAAACATTTAAAAAGCGAAATAAGAAAAATCACCAGCCAAATGCTAGTGATCACAGGAGAATTAGAATGACAACGGTTTTTAAAGCTATAGGCGCAATCTTACTGATAGGTACGCCGGGCAGTTTAGAACTTGACAATATCACGTTATATGAAGCGGTATTACAAGGATTGTTAGGCGTTGCGCTATTATATGGTGGCATCTACATTGACGAAATAAAAAAGGCCCTTTAGTAATTGCAGTTACCAAAGGGCAGATGCGAAAAGTGAGTTTTTAAAGCATCTTAACCACATCATACACGATGCGCGTTAAGGTGGCAAGGTGAGAACATGGAAAAAGAAAAAGTTTTAGACCTGTTAGAACGTTATGAGGAATTTCTAGCAGAAAGAAAAGCGGAAAAATCAAATATTCATATGAATTTAGAAATAACAGTTAGACCGGACGGCAGCTATAAACACTATATATTTATCCTTGATGAAGAAAGCGGTAAAAACGCCTTAGCATATATAAAAGGGTTTGAAAAAATAGTTTGCGCAAGCGAAGTAAAAACATTTGGCGACGTTTTAGAAGTATTAGGAGTGGAAGAAAATGAGTAGCATTTACGAATTAAACAAAGATTACGCGGAACTATCCGCAATGTTGGAAGCGGCAGAAACGCCGGAAGAGGTTGAAGCAATTCAAAATACACTTGAAATGCTTGATTTATCTATCGAAGAAAAAATCGAAAACACGGCTAAATACATGGTTAATGTTGAAGCCGATATTCAAGGTATCAAGGCAGAAATTGATAGATTGAATAAGGTAAAAAAATCAAAAGAAAGCACTATTGAAACCTTGAAAAATAACATTGAATATTCAATGAAACAAAAAGGTATTGAAAAGTTAAAAGTTGGTACTTTTAAAGCTGGTTACCGTAAAAGTGAAAGCGTGGAAATCATAAATCTTGATGTAATCCCAGCAGATTACACAAAAGTTGAGATTAAGGCCGATAAAACGGCCATTAAGAAAGCTATTAAAGCCGGAGAAACGGTAGAAGGTGCAGAAATTAAAGTAAATCAAAATTTCTATATTAAGTAGGTGATCGCATGGCAGCAAAAACATTACAACAAAAATTAATCGAAATACAAGCGGAACTAAAGGCACCTAAAAGCCAGTTTAATAAATTCGGTGGTTATAACTATAGAAATTGTGAAGATATTCTTGAAGCGGTTAAACCGCTATGCGCTAAACATGAAATTGTACCGTTGTTAAGCGATGAAATCGTTATGATTGGTGATAGATTTTACATCAAAGCAACGGCAAAAGTAACGGACGGAAAAGACGAAATAGCAACTACTGCATTTGCGCGTGAAAGTAAAGATAAAAAAGGTATGGACGAAAGTCAAATTACCGGCTCCGCTTCTTCTTATGCGCGTAAATATGCGTTGAATGGCCTATTCTGTATTGACGATACGAAAGATGCAGATTTTATGGATAATTCACAAAATGGCAAGCAACAACAACCAAAAACGCAGCAACAACCGCTAAAAGAAACGCACGTTAAAGGATACGATGAATTTGTAGCGTTGCAAAAATCTAAAAAAGTACCGCCGGCAGAAATCACAAAGTATATTGCCGGAACATTCAAAAAGCCACGCCTTGCACTACTTGATGAGTTTGAAATGGTAGCGGCGCTTGAATGGTTGAAAAACTACGGGGTACAAGAGGAGAACAAAGGCTTTACCCTATACGATAATAACGAACAAGCATTATTGCATGAAGATGCTGGAGACCGTGAATGAAATGGGTAACAAAGGGAATTAACGTAATTAAAACTTTAGGTTATAACGTGTTAATTCCCGCCCCGCGTGATGAAGAATTAAATACGCTTGATGTAGATACTGAATACACGGTATCAATTACCAAGAAAAACAAACGCCGTTCATTAAATGCTAACGCGTATGCATGGGTGTTATGCGAAAAGATTGCACGTGAACTTTCAAAGAACGCGTACATTTCAAAAAATGACGTGTATAAGCGCGTTATTCAAGAAGCTGGCACCTTTACATATCTACCAATAAAAAACGATGCCGCAGGCCGATTTATTGAAATTTGGCACGGCCACGGGTTAGGCTGGCACGCAGAAGATGCCGGCCCAGCCAAAACAGAAGGTTATACAATCGTTCGCGCCTATCATGGTAGCAGCGTTTATACGGTGGACGAAATGCGGCGTTTGATTGATGCACTTATAGATGAGTGTAATCAATTAAATATACCGATTGAAAACGATGAATATATAAATTCACTTGTAAGGGAATGGGGCAATGAACAAACGAAAGAAACAGGATAATGTATTGTACGCCCGTACCAGAAAATGGGCGTATGAACGTGATGAGGGGTTGTGTGTGCTATGTGGAGCGCAAGCAACCGAAGTGCATCACATAGTGTTTAGGTCGCAAATGGGGTTATCTAATCTTAGCAATCTTGCTTGTTTGTGTAGAGATTGTCATATAAAAGCACATGGATCAGATGCGAAACAGATTAGGGAGATATTAAAAGAAAGGAACAAGGGCATTACATGGCAGAACGAAGAATGATGGCAAAGTCAATTATAAAGTCAGACCAATTCCTTGATATGCCATCCACAACACAAAATCTATATTTTCATATGTTGCTAGATGCAGATGATGACGGATTTATCAACTCGCCTAAATCACTCATGAGGGTGATAGGTGCTAAAGATGATGATATGAAGTTGTTAATAGCCAAACAATTTATAATTCCTTTTGATACTGGCGTCATCGTTATCAAGCATTGGAAAATACATAACTACATTAGGAAGGACAGATACAATCCAAACGAACAGCTATTAAATGAACGCGAACAGTTGCGACTTAATGATAAAAACGAATATGAAGTTACAACTAATTGCATGCGATCTGTCAACCGAATGACAACCACTGGTATACCAATGGTTACCACAGGTAAGGATAGGATAGGTAAGGATAGTATAGGTAAGGATAGTATAGGTAAGGATAGTATAGGTAAGGATAGTATAGGTAAGGATAGTATAGATATACTATGTCATGTTTCACATGACGATGTAGATAAATCTCATATTGAGATTATCGAGTATTTAAATCTTAAAACCGGTTCAAAATTCAAGCCAACAACAAAACCATATATCCAAGCGATACGATCACGCTTAAAAGAGGGATATACGGTTGATGATTTTAAAACCGTCATTGATAAAAAATGTCGTGAGTGGAAAGGTACAAAGCTAGAAAAATATCTAACGCCTAAAACCTTATTTGCACCTAGCCACTTTGATACATACCTTAATTCAAACGAAATGGCAGCAATGACGGATACAGAACGAAAGGTTGCGGAACTTAATGCGTTGATTGATGCAGTAGAAAGGGGAACAGATGAAACCGGAAATATTGAAAGCTACGGGCCAACTATTGATATATCCGAATATTGACAATACAAAGGTTAAAATGTACGCCTATATGCTAGAAGATATCAACCCTGTAACTTTGGCGGAAGCAATTAAACAATGTATTAATACATGTGAATTCGTTCCAGCCGTTGCCACTATCCGCAAGAAAGCGGCTGAAATTTCCGGATATGTAAACGGTAAAGAAGAGCGGTTAATAGCGCAAGATGCATGGGAAGAAGTCAGAAAGGTTGCTAGTAGTTTTGGGTATGAAAAAGGTCTTGATGAACTTAAAGGTATTACAAGGATTGCCGCTAAAACAATATGGCGTTTCTTCGATCCAAGAAACTGTCAAAGCTATAACGAAAGTGCAGCGATGAGCCAATTCTGTAAAGCCTATGAACAACTGGTAGCGCGCGAACAAAAACATATGGAAATTGCGGAAAGTATTAAAAGTAATGGCCTATTAATGGAAGCGCGAAAAAGGGCAGAACTCAATATGCCACCTAAAACAGAAATTAAGATGCTAGATAATGGGCATTTGGTGGAAGTTGAAAAGTTCGAGCCGGTAGACCTTAAAGGATTGGTAGAAAAGGCGAATATTTCAGATGAAGGAAAAGCTTTAATTCTGGGGGTATTGAAATGAGTGAACAAAAGAAATATGAATTTACTGGAGAAATTAAAACGATATTTGGTATTGAATTTAAACAGATAAGGGCAATTGTAAATTTCGGTTGTGTAGTTGCCGGTGAAATTGGTGGTTGGATTGAATGCGAAGAAAATTTAAGCCAGTCCGGCGATGCTTGGGTGTCCGGCAATGCTAGGGTGTCAGGCAATGCTAGGGTGTCCGGCAATGCTTTGGTGTCCGGCAATGCTAGGGTGTCCGGCAATGCTTTGGTGTCCGGCGATGCTGAGGTGAAAAAAGATGATGATTACATGGTTATTGGTGGAGCTGGTCGTTACAATCGGTTCACAACATTCTTTAAATGCCGAGACAAAACAATCAAGGTAGCATGCGGGTGTTTCTTTGGAACAATCATTGAATTCCGAGCAAAAGTAAAAGAGACGCATAATGGGAATAAGCATGAAAAAGTATATTTGGCTATGGCAGATATGGTTGAATTGCAGTTAAACGATGACGACAAGTAGGCAGTTTAAGTTGAATTTAAGGAGATAGAACAATGAACACAGTACAAATTTTAGGTAATTTAGCACGTGATCCGGAGGTACGATACACACAATCTGGCCGTGCGGTGGCAACTTTTACGGTAGCAGCAACAAACACCTATATTGACTCCACAACAAATGAAACAAAAGAACAAACTGCTTTCGTAAACTGTGTGGCTTGGGGCAAGTTAGGCGAAGCAGTAGGAAATTACCGAAAAGGAAACCGCTTATTCGTAGAGGGGCGTATTCAAACACGTTCTTATGAAGATAGCAATGGACAAAAGAAATACGTTACGGAAGTAATCGCCGGTTTCGTTGGTGTATCCGCATTGAATGATACGGCAACGGAAAGTAACTTTGAAAATTTTGCAGATGATAAAGGCAACGATGAAAATGTTCCGTTTTAAGGAGTGATAAAGATGGTTGAATTATTAGTTGTGGCGAGTTGTGGAACTGCTACATATAAAACAGAAACATATAAAAATAAAGAAATGTTTCAAAACGATATTGAAAATGTGAATGATGGCTATAAGAAGTTAATTACTTTTACAGACAAATTTGGAAAATTCGTTGCCGTATCTCCTGTTAATTGCGTTATCGAATGTGAAGATTGCGAGGAGTGAGTAACAATGCTAGTTAAAGATGAAACAAAATATTGTTGGTGTGAAGATGAATACGCTGGCGAACCGCAAAATAGCATTAAAGAGGCTATCGAAGATTATGTCAATAATGAATATGACTACGGTGATTTTGATGCTTTAAGTCGAGAAGAATTATTACAAACAACAATAGAGATAGGTCATCCATACCGATATGTACCTGAGGTAGATGGTGAACGTGTGATTTGGAATGTGTGTGATTACAACTTAAATGATGAAATTGCAGAATATTCAGATGATTACATGAAAGATGTTAAACACGAACACATGGATGAATTAAGCGAAGAACTAACGAAAGTATTCCAAGCATGGGAAAAACGTCATGGGTACGAAAACAAATCTTGGGTTGTACAAGAAACAAAAACCTATTGTATTGAAGATTATGTAAAGGAGTAAGTTTTATCAACAAATGAAAATTCTTGATGCGTGTTGCGGTTCTAAAATGTTTTGGTTCGATAAAGAACATGAAGAAACTATTTATATGGATAACCGCACATTAGACACAACGCTATGCGATGGTAGGAAGTTGATTGTAAAACCTGATGTGATCGCAGATTTTCGCAAGATGCCTTTTGAAGATGAAAGTTTTCACCTTGTGGTGTTTGACCCACCTCACTTATTAAAAGCTGGCGATAAATCATTCCTAGCGTTGAAATATGGGCGATTAGAACAAACATGGCAAGAGGATATTAAACAAGGTTTATCTGAGTGTTGGCGAGTACTAAAACCAAATGGAACGATGATATTTAAGTGGAATGAGGAACAAATCAAGTTACCAATGGTTAAAGGGTTACTTCCTAGTGAGCCAATATTTGGCCAACGTAGAGGTAAAACGGTATGGTTGGTATTTTTTAAAGGAGACTAAAAATATGTACGAATTACAAACAAAAGCAATTGAAGCAGCTCGTAAAGTGTTGATTGAAAATTTAGGGTATCAAACTGTTGCACCAGAAGATATGTTCATTGTTTGGTTTTGTAAAACCTTACAAAATTGGAAAGCCATTGTTAGCGGACGGACTATTGAAGAATTTATCGAAGTTACACACAATGGCGATCGTAATGAAACATATGTTGATGTGTATTACAAAACTAAAAATGTGTGCATTAAAGGCGAATAAGTATATTGATGAATATATGGGGATTATTTGACGATGGCAATGGCTGCTATCGTCAAGCGGTAGATGAATATAACGTGAATATGGGGGGGCAACACACGATCACATCAATAGGAATTGGTGATGCGTGTGTTACTCAAGACCTTGCAATCAATACACTACATAAACCAAATGCACTATGGGAAACGCTAGATGGACTAGATAGACCTGATGTTATTCTAGCTAGTCCACCTTGCGAAAGCTGGAGCGTAGCAAGTGCGATGAAAGGCGGTAATGCGTGTTGGAAACAAGAAAAGGATATGACTATCAACCTATTTGGTGAATACGAACAGGGCAGTAAATTCACAATCAGAAATCACATCGATTATGAAAACTACCAATTCAAGTATGATAAGTCATTCCTAACACGTATCAATGGTGAGATGTGCATATACAACACATTAAAAATCATTGAGCGTTATCAACCTAAAGTATTCGTGATTGAAAACCCAGCATATGGGCGGATATGGGAATATATAGCAAATGTGATAGGGTTCGATGTTCCTTATGAAAACCTAACCTATTACAACAATTATGATTATCCAGTTAAGAAACCAACGAAATTTGGTAGTAATATCGATTTAAAGTTATTAAATGACAATATAAAGCCTAATTTACAATGGGCAGACTTAAAAAGTAATGGTAATCGATATAACACAAGGTCAAATATTCCGTTGGATTTAGTAAAAGATATTTTAAAACGATGTGAACAATATGTAGAGGGGTGAATTGGTGAAAGTAGAACTATTTAATGATAATTTTCAAAACTTTAAGCGATACGGAATACCAAAGGCACAGTTGGTGATTGCTGATATCCCATACAATCTAGGAAACAACGCTTATGCAAGTAATCCTATGTGGTATGTAGACGGCGATAACAAGAATGGTGAAAGCAAAAAAGCTGGTAAAGCATTTTTTAATTCTGATTACAACTTTAACATTGCAGAGTATTTTCACTTTTGTAATAGGTTGCTAAAGAAAGAACCTAAAGAACGTGGACAAGCACCTTGTATGATAGTTTTTTGTAGTTATCAACAACAACCAATGGTGATTGAGTACGCAAAGAAACATGGCTTTAAAAATTATATTCCTATTACCTTTAATAAAAATTATAGTGCTCAAGTTTTAAAAGCAAATATGCGTATTGTTGGTGCGACTGAATATGCGCTAGTTTTGTATCGTGAAAAACTTCCTAAGTTTAATAACAACAAAAAAATGATATTTGATCACTTTGAATGGAAACGAGATAACAAAAACCTAGTACCTAATATTCATCCAACGCAAAAACCTATAAGTGTACTTAAACGATTAATTGAAATCTTCACAGATGAGGGTGATGTTGTGATTGATCCAGTAGCTGGTAGTGGTAGTACATTGAGGGCTGCTATGGAGTTAGGACGAAGTGCATATGGTTTTGAAATTGATAGAAAAATGTATGCATTAGCAAAAGAAAAGATGTTAAGTGATGTTAAAATTCAAACAAATTTATTAGAGTTTGCTAAATAGAAATGATGAGGTAATTAAATGACAGTTAAAGAACTTATACATGAACTCATTGATATGCATGATGATTTGAATGTTGATGTGGTTTGTGTGGCGAAAGATGGAATATTACATGAAGTTGAAGTGGTTGATATTAACCTCATTAATTCGGAAGTGCGGTTGGTTATGGGAGATGGGTATTAATGCTAATAAATAGCAAACAAAAAGGTGCTAGGGGCGAACGAATGTGGCGAGATGTGTGTAGGTCGCATGGGTTTGATAAAGTCCGTAGAACCGCACAGTATTGTGGTAATACAGGTGATGCATCAGACTGTGTAGGTTTACCAAACATCCATCAAGAGGTGAAGTTTGTGGAAAACCTCAATGTGAGGAAAGCATATGAACAAGCTGAACACGATGCACAGAAAAGTGGTGATATGCCTATAGTAGCTTGGAAAAAAAGTAATAAGCCCTGGTTAGTAGTAATGAGTGCGGATAATTTCTTCCGTATATACAAAGAAAGTGAATGGAGTGAGGAACATGGAACAAATGAAAGTGAAATTAGTTAATGAATACGCACAACTACCAACAAGAGGTAGTGAGGATGCAGCTAGGTTAGATTTGTATTGTCAGTTCCATATTAAAGTTCCTGCTGACAGTCAAAAGAAAATACCTTTAGGAGTAGCGGTTGAAATTCCAAAAGGTCATATGGGTTTGCTTGTACCAAGAAGTAGCATGAGTAAAACACCTCTAAGATGTGCAAATAGTGTAGGTATTATTGATGCTGATTATCGAGGTGAACTAAGTATTGCATATGAGAATGTATCTTGTAATGATTACACGATATTTAGAGGTGATCGCATCGCACAATTAATCATCGTACCAGTAGTAATGGTTGATGTAGTAGAAGTAGATGAACTAAGCGAAACAGAACGTGGTGCTGGCGGTTATGGTAGTACTGGTAAATGATTACAGAAAAGAAAGCTGAAAAGGAATAAAGAATGTGTAAGAAAGATAGTTTTTTTAATGCGTTATTGGTGTGTATGATTGTTTGGATTTTTACGTTATTAATCGGAATGACACTTATTATGTTTAAACACATATTATTTAATGTTGGTTGATGATTAGGATATGGGCGGTGAAATATCCGCCCTATCACAAGAGGTGAGTGAAATGAATGAAGAAAATAAAAATGAATTAAGTATTAGTGAACCTGAATGGCAAGCTAGATTTAGAGGAGAGTATAAGGAACTAAAAGAGCGTTACAATAAACTTCACAGAATGATTGTTAAATATGATGCTGAAACTTTAGATTTTAAACCAACGTGTCCTATAGATTTGTTACGTAGACAAAAGGCTACTATGGGAGAGTATTTAAATATACTTGAAATTAGAGCAGAAATTGAAAATGTGCATGGCTTAGATGGTGATGATAAACCTAAATTAAAAAGCTATATAGTTGAAACTGGTGCATGTGGGTAACTAAGAGGAAGAAAGGTAAATAGAAAATGGTTAGGAGATATGAGAAAAGGGTTAATGAAATTCAAGCTGTGCAATATAACGGCACTAACGTTATGGAAATAGTCGATTTTATTGGTGATGTAATTGGTATTGATTGGTATGAAAACGCATCATTAGAAATCACAACAGATGATGGAAGAATCGAATGTTTTAAAGGTAATTATATTGTTAAAGATCATAAAGGTAAAATTAAAGTTTGTGAGGCGAGTGAATTTGAAACGACTTACAGAGAGGTAGAAGAATTGTAGGTGAAAGGGGAAATGTATAATGCCTATTATTGATCCGATGTATTTGTATTTGATTGAGGTACTACATAATTTAGATGTGTTAAATCAAATTGTATTTTTTATATTGGCAATGCTTGTATGTTTTCTGGTGTTTTTATATTTTGTTGAAGATGAAGCTAGGGAAAAAATACAAGCTAATAAATCAAAGGTAATATTATTATTTGTGGTTTTCATTGGTAGCGGATTAATAGCGGTATTTGTACCCACCAAAGATGCAATGTATAAAATGCTACTGGCGCACTATGTAACAACAGATAATATCCAATTAGTGAATGATGCTATCAAAAGCAACCTACAGGATTATTTAAACATGTTAGGGGAAACAGTTAAGAACATGAAATAAAGGGGAATATATGACGGATAAAGAATATAGAGAATTAGCCAAGGAATTTTTAGAACCAATTAAGTTAATTTCAATGAAAATCAAATCGTTGAAGGAAGATATAAAACGCTTGCAATCCGATGTAACAACGATAGGGGCCATTGATTATAGTAAGGAACGTTTAAGTGGTGGCGGAACTCCGGGCGGGTTAGAACGTCAAATTGTACGCCTTGAAAGTAAACGTGATGCCATAAAAGAAGAAATAGGTGCATTAATTGATGAACGGGAAACGGCGGCGGATATCATCAACAAATGCACCATAGAGAAAGTTAATATATTATTAATGCGCGAGTACATCGACGGGGAAAGCGCAAAATATGCCAAGAGTTTTACGGATTTAGAGAAAACGCAATCCAGTGAATTAAAAACGATAGGCCTTATTAAAGTAGGGAAATATTTACACAATGCGTATTATCCTAGCGTGTATGGTGCTAAAACGGTACAAGTCGGAATACATCGGACTATATCGGAAACATATGGAAAATCATAATATAGTATAATTATAGTGTCATATGTAGCTTTGAACGACATTGACTAAATTCTCCTATTAAACATACGACACCGTGGGGAGCTTTAGAAGTTCCCCTTGTGTGTTGTAAACAGATACCGGCGTTAAATTCCTTTCACGAACACATGCCATTTGAGATACGATCCTTGTTAAATATGTACGTCCTAATACCATAACTACTTGTACGATTTCATAGATTGCCGGTATTTGTTTAGAACATACAATAAAAATGAATAAGATTAAAATAAAATGGGGTATATCCACGGTGATATATCCTATTTTTTGTATAAGAGCAACATTTGATTATTGAAAACTGAATATGCTGCATTTATTATGTAAAGGTTTTAGACCAAATTAACCCAAATTGTTTGATGTCAGATCACATTAAGTCGTGGCGTGTCCAGTTTTGAGTAATTAAAAAAGCCGCTATTATCTAGCGGCTAACATTTTTGTTGTTTTGAATTGCATTTAACATTTTAACTGCCATATTAATTACATATTTAGGGGCGTTAGAACCGTACTCCCAATCTTGAAAGGTGCGGAGCGGCATCTCTAAATATTCAGCCGCAGCCTTTTGGGTGAGACCTGCTTTTAAGCGAGCCTCTTTTATTTTGTTGTTTGAAGTAGCCATTATTTAACCTCCGCCTCCCAACCTTCACCCCAACTGTAAGGGATATCTCCTTGGGAAGTTGTAACGACGTGCGTTACAGCATTGACGATATAAGAACCTTGGACGCGGTCTCCTACTCGTACATCACGCATTCTGGAAAATCCACTTACGCCTGCAACGTGTATTCTGGTAAGGGGATTACCTATGCAATCCCCTTTATTTGTTTTTAGAACTATTTTATGAGCCATGATATAATTCCTTTCCTTATTCGTAAATATGAGTTGCAATAACTTGATTGTTGTTGTCTAGTAATTGCCATTCAAAACCAAAACTCATTGTACTGATGAAATTAGAAACATCTGTTTTAGTTTCAAATTCCCATGTTTTGTTTGTGTTTAAGTCTTTTAATGTGTACATTTTATTTCTCCTTGTGATTAACTATTGGGGTTCGTTCCCCTTACCTTGATTAGAGTATAACATGGTAACCGCGACACGTCAACCGTATTTTTGAAATTACACGAAATGTGTAATTCGATTATTTGAAAGGACAGCAATATGACGCAAATTCATTGCGATAGGAAGCATTGTTTAAACAATGATAAGCACGGTATATGTACGGCTGAAACAATCGAATATAACGGACGATGCCAAACATATTGCACTAGCAAACACGCATCTAAGCAAGCGGCTGGAATATGTCAGCGATCACATAGAAGAATGAAAAGCAAAGATAATAACATACTACGATAGGGGGTGAATATCAATGAACTACATGCCTAAAATTAAAAAGGTAATTACGGCATTACAAGTTAAAAAGGGTTTAAGGTATGCGATTGATACTCGCCAATCATGGAGCAAGTGGGATAAGCCGTTTAAAGTATTTATTGTAAGTCGTATGTATAGCGAAGCGGAATACGCAAAGGCGTTCCCAGAGAAGTATAAACAAAACCCATTCAAAGAGGGACAACTATATAAGAAAGTGGCTGAATACGACACCTTAAAGCCGCATGAGTTGTTAATATATCTTGTTAATGTGTTGAAAGGTGGTGAACGTAGTGAGTGATATTAAATTAAAACCTAAAGAGTTAATATTTGCAGAAGAATGGCTAAAGACTACGAACGCCACACAATCAGCGATAAAGGCTGGTTATAGTGAACGAACGGCGTATTCGGCTGGTAGTCGACTGTTGAAAAAAGTTGACGTAAAACAATATATAGACGAACGACTAGCAGAAATGAAAGAAAATAGTATTGCTGATACTGACGAGGTAATGCAGTTTTTATCTAGTACGATGCGTGGCGATATTCCAGACCAGTTTGGATTAGATCCGGCGTTGAATGATAGACTAAAAGCAGCTGAATTGATTGGTAAACGCTATAAGTTGTTTACAGACAAGCAAGAAATTAGCGGAACAGACGGCGAACCTATTAAAGTAGTGTTTACAGGAATGCATAAAGAATAACGGAGAATTGTATAAAATTATCAGAATATGAGGTATATCCACGGCGATATATCTCATTTTTTGTATAAATCTATCAAAAATGGAAATAACGATTGACTATAAGCCAAACGAAAAACAAAATATATTCCACAATACAACGGCACCGTATGCGGTGTATGGTGGCGCTCGTGGTGGCGGTAAAACAAAGTCATTGATTATGGATGTGCTTATTTACGCTTTAACTTATCCGGGAAGCCATTGTTATATATTCCGTGAAACATATCCAAATTTAGAAGCCAACGTTATCCGCGAATGGATACGAAGCGTACCGCCGGAATTATATAAGTATTCCGACCAGAAACATATAGCAACGTTAAAGAACGGCAGTCAAGTGCTATTCCGCTATGTGAAGAACGATAAAGATGCCGAGGGTTATCAAGGTCAAGAATTTGATTATCTAGGCATTGACGAATTAACCAAGCATACAGAACGCACGGCCGAATTATTAACGGCTTGCCTTCGTAGTGCCAAAGGGTTCCCTGTTCGTTTTCGTGGCAGTTGTAACCCCGGTGGCCGTGGGCATGGTTGGGTGAAGCGTAAATACGTAGAAGCGACAGATTACGGCGAGAAAACCGTGATAGATCAGACCACAGGACTTGAAAAAGTATTTATTCCGGCTCAGGTATACGACAATTATGTATTAATGAAAAATGACCCTAACTATGTAAAGCGTTTGGAAGCATTGCCAGAACAGGAAAAGAAAGCGTTCTTGTATGGCGATTGGGATGTATTCATAGGGCAAGTATTCACCGAATTCAATCGAAGTGTACATGTAGAAGAACCTTTTGAAATTCCGCAAGGGTGGACAAGGGTTCGTTCTATGGACTGGGGTTTTAGTAAACCGTTTAGTATTCATTGGTACGCTATTGATTATGAAGGTGTTGCGCATTGTTACCGTGAATATTACGGTTGCACAGGTGAGCCAGATGTAGGGTTAAAACTAACACCAGATGAAGTCGCTGCCGAAATGGCTAGATTAAGCGAGGGCGAAACATACGCATATGATATAGCTGATAGAGCGATATGGCAGAAAGACGACCGCATGAAGTGGAGTATTCAAGGTGAGTCTATAGCCGAAATATTTGCACGTCATGGAATTAACTTTACACGGTCTAACTCTGAGCGTATTCCGGGTAAGATGATGGTTCATACCTATCTAAGAGAGAAGAAAATCAAATTCTTCTCTACGTGTAAACATATTTTGCGGACATTGCCGGAATTAGTGTATGACGAAAGCAAGCCAGAAGATGTGGATACAACACAAGAAGATCATGCATATGATGAGTTTAGATATTTTTGCATGAGTAGACCTATCACACCTAAGAAACCGGAGAAACCATTTAATGACGGTTATAGATATGATGATGATATAGAAGGGGAAACTACTGCATGGGGCGTATGAGTGAAAAGGCGTTACGAGATTACGCCTATAAGGTGCTAAAGTCGGAATATGGCGAACGTGAAGAAAAAGGTGTTATTATTCCGGCTAAATATACCGATGAAGAATTAGCAGAATTTGCACAGGCAATGCCACAATGGCAAATCGAGCAAATGTACGATATGATTTATGGTTCTGAAATGGTGGAATAATGAATATAGAACAAACATTCGATATATACGAAGCAAAAAACAATGTTAAAAAAGCATTAGAAGCCACGTCAGACTGGCGCAAGACTGCTGCCGAGGACTTTGCCTTTATGCAAGGCAAACAATGGGAAGATGCTGATTTAACTAAAATGCGTGAAGCTGGACGGCCAGCGATTACGATTAACAGAATTAGACCGGTTATTAATCTGTTGTGTGGTTATGCATCACAGAACGAAACAGAGCCGGACTTCTTGCCACGTAGCGAAGAAGATGACCGCATCAGTCGAGTGGCTAAGGGGATTACAAAATACTGTTTAGACCGTGCGAACTATCAACGGAACAAAGGTAAATGTTTTCGTGATAAAATTATTTGCGGTTTAGCCAATTACTGGGTAAGTTATGAATTCGACTATACAAAGCTAGACGGCACAATTCAAATGGAACGTGTTTCTCCGTTTGATGCTTTCATTGATCCAGAATGTAAGAAGGACGATTTAAGCGATGCTCAATATGTGGGCCGCTATAGTTGGGAAGGTACGGCAAAATTAAAGCAAGTATATCCAGATAAATCCGATGAAATCGATACACTTAGACATAAATACGATGATACCGAACAGGAAGCCGGCATTATCGAAACGGTAGACGGTGAAGCGTTATGGTACAACGATAGCTACAATAAAATCCGTGTAGTGCAGTATTGGTATAAGGAATACGGCAAAAAACACGTATTCATGACAAAGGAAGGTTTGATTGATGAAGAAAACCCCTTGTTTGTCGTGTTAATGGCTATGGGGAAAAAACCTACTAGCATACCAGATACTAAAATCAGATATGCGACATTCGCCGATGATGTACTTTTAGAAGAGGGCGAAAGTCCTTATAAACACGGTAAATTTCCATTAGTGCGTGAATATTGCTACTATACCGGCGAACTAGCAGAAGATGAACTAGAACCGGCTGGCGTAGTGCGTGATATTAAGGATGCACAAAGGGAACTTAATAAAAACCGTAGTCAACGCATGCATGTTGTTAATCAGCAAAGTTTAGGTGTTAAGTTCTGGACTGGCCAAATTGATGAACGTGTTAAACGTGATATCGAAAAGAACAGTACGAAACCGGGTGCAAATATTATGCTACCTCCGGGGGTAACATTCCAAGATGGAACACCGGCAATGGATAGCAATATTAATTTAAGCCTTGAACAACAAGCTAGTAATGACTTCTATTCCATTAGCGGTATCACTCCGGAAAGTTTATCCGGTAGCGTTGGCGCTATGAGTGGTAAGGCGATTGATCTCCGCCAATCAGTAACAACAGTTCAAACGGCTGGCATCTTTGAACAGGCGAAAGAAGCAGAACGCCAGATTGTTAAACTCTTATGGGGCGAAAAGAACGCTCCGGGGCTAATTCCTCAATTCTACAATCAAGATAAAGCGATGCGCATTATGGGTGATGATGGACAAAAGGAATTTGTACAGATTGCACCGGGTTTAAATCAACCTATGCAAGAACAGGTTTTAACTGATGCACTAGGTCAACCACAGCGTGATGCGGAAGGTAACCCAATCAAACAGGTTCTATATGATCTAAGCTGCTTTGATTTTGATATTGTAATCAGCACCAGCCAAGCAAGCGCAACGGCAAGACGTGCTAACCTATATCAATTATTGGAAGCTAAGAAATCCGGCGTTGATATTCCTATGGATATCATTCTTGATTTCATGGATTTCCCAGAAAAAGAAACCGTCAAGAAACGTATTCAAGAAATGTCAGAAAAGCCAGCTATGCCAGAATTGCGTGTTAGTGGTAGCTTAGATGATATGCCAGCGGAAGCATTGAGCATGTATCTACAAACATTAGGTGTACAGATTTCACCACAACAAATCATGGCGGAACGCTTAGCCTTGAAAGGTAGACAACAAAACATTCAAAATGCACCGCAAATTTTACCGCCTATGAACGATTTAGGCACTATGTAATATAAACTATCAACACAATAATAAAACGCTCCTATATGGGGCGTTTTTTGCATTTCGCCCTAAGCAATGGCGTTAAACTACTTGTACGTATATATTCGCCCGGTAACGGCGTTAAACTGCTATATTCTTATATTCGTCCGGCAATGACGTAAAAAGGCAATAAGGGGTATTTGATATGAAAGACGAATTAGTAAACATCGAAGAAGCTGGTTTCACTCCTGAAGATTTAGAAAACGCGGGCGTAGAACTGGAAGAAACAACCGAAGAAACGAATACACAGGAAGGTGTGAACGATGTTCCCTCTACTGAAACACCGGAAAATGATGCGAATGATGCGGGAGTAGAACCGGAAGCGCCAGAAACAACCGAAGAAACGGAAGAAACTCATGCGAACGATCAGAACTTAAAAGCGGCACTTGCACAGGAACGCGCAAGACGTAAAGCGGCGGAAGAACGCGCTAGACAATTCGAAGCGCAGCAAAAACCGATTGAATTGCCGCAAGAAGAAGTATCAAATATTCGCGATTTCGTTCGCCGTGAAGCGTTAAAACGTTTCAATATGACGGCGGAAGATTTAGAAGGTTTGATGTATGAAGATGCTGAAAAGTACAACGAATTTATTCGTTTTGAAGCTAACGCAGAATATGCGATTACTAATCAGCAAATTGCAGTACATCAACAACGGCAAAAAAACGTAAATTTTGTGAATGAAATTAAATCGCTACCAAACTTTGGTGAATTATATCAGCGCGGTTTGGATAAGTTAAACGGAATGACAATGCGTGATGCGCAACCGATTAACGATGCATTTTATCGCGTTGATATTGGTGAAGGCACGGAAGCCGATTTTGAAACAATTAGGAAGTTTGTTAAAGAAGTACAAAATGAATTGGCAACAAGTACCGAAGTACCAAACAACCCACTAGAAGTAGCGGCGACATTGCCAAAGGCTGGCGCGTTAAACGGTGGCGTTCCAACACCTAATAAATTAACGGAAGAAGATATTTTGAAAGCGTATGACACAGGCAATTTAGATGCATTGCCTAAGGAGGTACGCGATTATTTAGACGAATTATAAGAGGTAAAATATGGCAGATCAAAAAAATCAAGTTACTATTCCAGCGGCGTTAGTCCCTAAGATTTGGACTAAAAAAGTGTGGCATGAAGGCTTAAAAGAGTCTTTCTTTGATAAATTCACCGCACTTGACGGATCTAATGTTGTACACAAAAACAAAGACTTAGAAGGCGTCAAAGGTGATGCAGTTACATTCGGTTTGATGATGAATTTAAGTGGCGCCGGTGTTGAAGGTAACCGTGCGACATTGACCGGCAACGAAGAAACATTGAACATCTACGACTTCACAGTACAAACACAATTAGTACGTAATGCGGTATCTCGCTTTGAAGCGGACGATCAAAAAACACAATACGATATGCTAAAAGAAATCAAAGGTGCGTTAAAACAATGGTTAGCTGATTGGCAAGATAACA